CGAGAACTTTTGAACTGACTGGTAAAGCGCCTCTCCTAAATCTTTCGAGAGGTTAGGATTTTCAAGTAGTCTTTTGCAGTTGTGATACCAGTCAACTTTTTCTTTTACTTTCAAACAATTATCTCTTGTTATTAAAGTGCTATATGGTAGCACGTCAGAGACAATTACAGCTTTTTTAAAGAACCCCGCCTCAATCATTTTTAACTCCGATTTATAAGAGTTAAACCTATTCCCCACGAGCGGGACCAAAGAGCAATCCATTAAATGATAAAACTGATGATACTGTAAAATTGGCAAGTGTTTATAAATCGTTATCGGGGCAGTTTTGTGAGCGCTTAGAATATTGGCGTACTTCTCGAAAGGTTCATTTATTTCCTTGTGGTCATTCCATCCAAAAAGCCTCATTTCATAACCCTTGCAATTTTCTTTCAGTAGTGTTGCAAGTCCATCAAGTAATAATACATCCCTGTAATGAAAACTCCCGCCCAAATAACCAAATACATATTTATCCTCTTTCTTTCTTTCACCCTTACAGCAGTCAAGTGTCATGTCCACGGCGTTAGGCAGAATTTCGACGTTAGGATTATGAAATGCTAATTGCTCTGCCAGTGTCTCGGTTGTCGTAGTTATGTAATCGGCTTCCAGTAGTAGCTTGTGATATTTAGCACTTTTATTCTCTTTCCTGTAAGCCTGTGCCATTGCATGTTCGGGATTTAAAACCCAGTGGTCGTCGAAGTCAACAACCGTCGGTATGCCCAGTGACTTTACATGTTTAAGATCATCAATTTCAAAGAGCGCTATATCCTTGTGCCACACTACCAGGTCGAACTTTTTTAAATCTTCATCCGATAGTTTTTCTTTCTCATTTTTCCAAAAACAGCCAAATGTTATCTTGTAATCGTACTTCCTTGCCAAGTGCAGGTGCGGCTGAAATAAACGATAAAAGCCGCATCCTGCAAATGACTTTGGAAGAGATACAAGAATTGTCATGCAAGTGTTAAACCGAACTTGTTAGCTATCTTACCAGTGGTAAGAGTAGGACACCACAGGCCGACATCGATACTTAATTCGTACAGGTAAACCGGGTCTTGTGTTCCGCCGTTAGTTGTCGAGTTAACGACATCCTTGTAGACAGCAAGCGCCATCGAGTCAAAGATTCCAAACGGGTCAGGCATCGAGATAAGATCCCACTCGCCATGTCCACGAAGCCCTACACGATTAATCTCGGGTATCCAGTCGATAAGCGCAACCGAAGCTGAAGGCACTACATAAGAAGTACCGTAGTAATCCGATGCGTTAGTTATCGAGGTAGAAAGTTCGAGATCAAAATCAGGATACTGGAACTGAAGGTTTGAAGAGTTACCGACACCCTGTGCCAACTGGTAGAATTTCATTTCTTCCAGCGCCCCGGTGTGTACTTCCTGAAAAGTCCCGGAGTAATCCAGCTCGGCAAGTGAAGCCCTGATAAGGTTGTAATAATTAGCCTTGCTGGCTATTACAAATTCCTGAACCGATACACCACTGTCCCATGTACCGAGTGTACGAGAACCCTGGGTAGTGTTCTTGTAGGTTTCGAGCTTTGCCACGGCGGCGGTTTCGATAGAAGCACCGATATCCAGACGAGCGTTCACAATCTGGTTCTGTAACATCTGAGCCATCTTAAACACGTTGTTAGCCGCCCATCCGATAGATACGGTAAACTCACGGGCGTAAGTGGTAAAGCTGATGGTGTCTCTTGTCGAGAGCCCGTATGCACCTGTAATAGAAGCAGTCCTCGCACTTGCGACCGATTGAGCGTCACGTCTCAGGTAGTCGATCTTCTTTGTCTGGAGTTCGGACTGGTTTCTGCTATTAGTGAACTCGTCGTAATTTAGTACAACTTCTTTCTTGTACTTGTTGAAAGTTTTGGTAGCACCGTAATTCGGCGCTCTCAGATCCTGGTTAGATTTCTCGTTTAGCATCGCCAGTGCATCCAGGAGCACTGTATAACTATAATTTGCCATTGTTATTTAATGTTCCGGCCCGCCTTCCACAACTTGACGGCTTCTGAAGAGGTCGGTGAAATTTGACGACCCTTGCAGTAAGATTCAAATGCCTCATAGTCGGCGAAAGTAGTGCCGCTTTGCGAGGAGGATGATCCACCCTGTCCTCCTTTTTCAGGACTTGATAATTTAAGGTTGTAGTCTTTTGCAAGTTCAACCATAACGTCCGACACTGGTTTGGGATCAAGAGTGGCAGGGTTTTTAATTACCTCACCATTCTTCAAGACAACGAGACGTTGTTTGTCATCGTAGTCAAGTTTAAACTCTTTGTCGAACACGCTCTCTAAAATGTTCCACGTTTTTTGCCTCTTGTTGTTTAACTCTTCAGCCTTAACGTCAGAGAAGTCAAACGGAACCTTGCTTATCAGGTCAAGTTTTTCTTTGCTCAGGAATTGAGATTTAAATTTGCTCTCTACATCCTTAACAGCGTTTTCCTTGTCCTGCTTTAAAGCGAGGTTAGCGGCTTTCAAATCTTCGATCTTCTTCACGAGTTCGGAGTCGTTACCGGTTGCAGTCGTTTTTACTTTGCTCACTTTCTCGATCAGATCGTCAAAGCCTGAAAAATCTGTTATATTGTAAGCCTTCGAGATTTCACGTTCTTTCTGCTGGAGGGCAGAACCTTTCACGGGTTTGTAAAGCTCTTGCGGTATGTCGCCTTTCTTAGCGCCATCGACAAGCTCCGAAAAGTATTCCAACCTCGCTTGGTCACGGAAATTCTTTTTGAAGGTTTCCAGGTTTGAGTTATCAGTGAAATTTTTCTTTAAAGCATCACTGATACGCGTTGACAGCGTCCCATCTTTTTCTGACGCCACGATAATATCTTTGTCAATTTTCAACAACCCTGACAACTGGGTCACGTCCTGTTCAATCATTTTTTACTTTTTTTAATTTCTCTTACCACTTCCCATCTCGGCTTGGGGCGGTTTAATATTTTAAATCCCACTTCGTCGGGAACCGAGATAATATTTTCAGGCATTCTTTTTTTGCCTTTGCTTGTAAGCTCCCTTAATTGCATTTTTCTTTTCTTTAAGTTCAACTGGCTTTGTAAGCTCTGCTATCTGTTCGGGCGTTATCACGCTCTTATCTTCGGGTTTCGGCTTTACTACATCTGATAGTTCATCACCGAACTCGTCAGTCTCGATGATCCTGTCTCCCTCATTTCTTTGAGCGAAAACGAAGAGGCGATCATCCATTTTTAAAACTTCCTGCTGGTTTCTGAATCTGAAATATTTCATACGTTTTCAATTATGGGTTCTGGCTCGGGTTCTGGTATAAGAGCGAGTAACCTCGCTTTAACTTGATTTGCTTTTGCCTTGTAGCCTAAAGGATCGATCATTAGTTGAATAGGTTCACTGGCTTCGAGCTGGTCAACAAGTGCCTCGAAATTTGCTTTTAACCTTAGTTCTTTAGGATCTATAAAGTCTCTCATCTGAAGCACTTCACCCAGTGTGAATCCGGCAAAAGGTTCTATATCGTTAAGAAGTAACATCCGCTCAAGTTGCGTCGAGTTGTTTTTATATTTCGAGTAGATAAGCTCGGCTTGTAACTCCTGTATGTAAGAGTAATTCATTCCTGATTTCTTGGCCTGTTCGATGTCCTTCATTAGTTCTGATTCGTTCTTCAGGACTATTTTCTTACCGTATTTTACAGTAATCTCGTAGTCTGAAATCGATGCAAACTCTTTATGTAGATCCTTGATTGCTTTTTTAAGGAAAGTCTCCAACTGTTCAATCATTCGTGAAATCTCGGCTATCCTGTCCTCCAGTGAGCGGGAGTTAATCATGTTCTCGGTAGCCGTGTTCATGCTCTCGGCGATAATATTTTTATCACCCGTTCCGGCGTAAAGAATATCAAGTCGTTGTTTCTCTAAATCTTCAGCCGCCGCCCTGAGGGATTCCACGTCAGGAGAAATGTATGTAGCAGGCGCACCAGGATAAGGGCTATCGCCAGGAAGCAAACTTGCGGGAAGTCCTATGACGCCGTCTCTTGATATGGGTATTTCTTTTCCTGAACCGTTGCAATTCTGGCATACTATTTCAGTCCTGTTTGCATCGTCAGCGTATTTTCCAGCACCCCCGCAACGAGTACATTCCTTTGTTACTATTGCCAGTTTAGGGTAGCAGTGTCTTATATACTGCATCCTCAGATCAGCGTCACATGAAGCGTAACGATCAAGAGCAGGAATGATATGGTCGATAGGAGAGGTCTTGACCTGGTTATCCAGCAGGGTAGCGTTAATGCTCGAGATCATCCGTGCAGGGACGTACCCGAGTTCGTTTTTAAGCTCCGTTACGACAGAAAATTTGTTATCGTTTGTCCTGTCTATGATTATGTCTTTCTCGTCGTCTATTATTCGGAATCTCTTCTTTTTATCGTCTAATTTTATAATCAAATACTCTACCCTGTCACCCCATAGATAGTAGTCATGTATATCGCCTATCGATAAAAATATGAGGTAAGGATCGAGATTTTCTTCATTGTAGGCTCTTTTTATCCCTTCACGTATTTGTATTTTGCCTATCTCTGTATCTTCAATAAAGGGCTTATCTACAAGCACGAAACCGTTAAACTCGGTATATATCGCTTCTTTAACAAACGATGAAAGAAAGTCCTCGAATGATGTACCATGCCACACCTGGTTTAATACCTCTTGGAATCTTTTATCTTTATCCGGGTTTTTGAAGTCTGCTTTTTTTACTGTCCCTTGTGCCGACAACCAGCGATTAAGGTTATCAAGTATAATGGAAGTTATCTCGATAGTGGCTGGTTTTGCCACTTGCTTTTTCACGTTATCGTAGTCTTTGGTAGCCTCGTAGCCCTCGACCTTCCAAACGAGTTCTTTATATCCTTCACCCGTAATGTGGTGCTTGTGGTTTTTCTGAAGAGTAGCCCCTTCAGCAATTGCCTTGCTGTTTTGGGGCTTCTCCAGTAATTGTGATATTAAAATTTCGTTTAATACCATCAAGAGTTTGTTAGAGCGTCATAATCGGCATCGTAACGAGCGTAATCCTCGCCGATAGCTACGTAATCGCAGAAGAACGGAATGTATGAAGGCTGTCCTTTGCCCTCGAAGATTTGCTCCCCGAAGTTTGGAACGACCTTGTAACCCGTTGACCCGCCAAAGCAGTAGTTCTTATCCGTGAAGAACCACATCTTTAGAGAAGAGAACCTGTCAAGTTTCTCGGTGAGACGTTTAACGTCCTCATCAAAAACCTTAACACGACCCTCGACCCTGTACTGCACATCCCATCTTTCCTCGCCACCTGAAACGGTATCGTCGCCAGAGAGTGAAGTTGCTCCCTGCTCTGTACGGTGTCCGTTAGAGATGCCGGAAATAACCGTTATCTGTCCGGCTGATATAGCCGTGTCAAATTCCGCTTTAGTCGGGTAATCTGAAGCTGAAACGGTGAACGTGCCCCCCTCTTTCATAAATGCTATTGTCACGATCCTTTCACCGTAATCAGTCGGGCACGCTGGCTTAACTGGCTGTGGAAGAGAATCGGTACAACTAAACACGAGGTTATCCATATTTGAAAATTATTTCCTGACTGCAATCCCGGAAACAAGCCACAATTTTAAATCAGTCTAAATAAAAATAAAAGCATAACTCGAAACAGTTATCAACAATAATCAACTACTTATCAACTATAATCAACTTTAATCCTTCCTCGAGTGTTATCTTTGGTCTCCAACCTAACTTTATATATGCTTTATGATTACAAATACATCTGCTTGTAATCCTGTCGATGCTTCGTTCTTTCTCGAAGGTTATCGCCTGTACGTCAAAAGGAATCTTGAAAAGTCCGGCTATCATGTAAGCCACCATCAGCGTCGAAGTGTCTTTCGACGTGGAGATATTAACAGCGTCATTTATCGCTGGTCTTTCTACCGCCTTGCATAGAGCGTCTATAACGTCATCTATGTAAGTGTAATCACGTGTAGCGAGGCCGTCGCCATTAATGATAAAAGGTTTTCTCAGCCTGGCCCTACCGATGAACTTTCCTATCACTCCAGAATAGGGGTGATCTGGTCTCTGGTTTTGACCGTAGACATTTGATAATCTTAGAATGGTGTAATTACCTCTTTCAGCCAGGTAAAATTCTGAAGTGTACTTACTTTGATCGTATGCGTTATAGTCCCTGATCTCTGCATCTTCACTTGTTGGTAGTTTATCAGCCTGACCGTAAACCGAGGCTGTCGATGTATAGACTATCTTACCTTTGAACTTCTTAAAGAGCCTCATGGTATTAATACCATTTGTCTTGAAGGTCTCTAATGGGTGATCCTGAGCATAGATGATATTAGCACAAGCAAGGTGAACAAGCACATCAAAATCATTCAAGAAACTCTCGTCGAGCGTCTCGAATCCGCACGTGATGATGTTCTGATTTTTTAGATTTTCCTTGTAGCCGAATTGAAGATTATCGACCCCCGAGTATTCCACTTTCCCCTCGAGATGATTACATAAAGAAGATCCGACGAATCCCGCCGCACCCGTTACCAGTATTTTCACAACATTCCATTATAGAATGTTTTAGCACTTTTGAAACTTGCAAGCGCAATGAGCAAACTAACTGCCTGATGGCAACGATTAAACTCTATCTTTTAAAAATTTCTTAGCCTTCTTTAAACTCTTGAATATATGAGGACGAAAATCATCCAGGTACTCGTCCCAGTTCGGGCCATAATACCCCATTGTTTCCCAGTATTTATATCCTTTTCGTAATGTCAATCCGAATATTTTAGTGGGTGGATTATGCTTACGTATATGTATAAGATAACGAACAAGCCCGTCATCATCCATTGATTGAATCTGGTAGGTATTGACTTTCTTTTTAATTATTAGTTTCATAACTGTCCTTTTTTTCTCATGTTTAAATACTTGTCAAAATCCATTTGCCCGTGTTGCTTGTAGTTAAGGATGATTTGATTTTTCCACTCTCTCAGTAATCTTGGAGCGCCTTCATCTTTCGGGTAGTCTGTATGGTAAACTCTGAAGTCTGGAAGGAACAAGTATTTATAACCGTGTTTATCAAGCTCTCTACGAACGAACGTCTCTATGTAACCATATACAGGGTGAGTGTCCGGGTAAGGCATGACCCCGCCGATTTTCTTCAAGAACTCTCCTTTAAAACCAATCATCGCCCAGTTAGCAGTACCGTTCACATGAATAGCCTTCGCACCGTTAATCACTTTGGTAGTGTAACTCCATGACTTCATCTGAGAGAGTTGTTCCGGCATCATCAGCGAGACCATGCCAACACCTGGCTCCTGAAGCACTCCCGCCATCGCCTCTACCCAACCCTCATCCATTGTTCGCTCGTCAGGATCAGCACCTATTATGACATCGTCATCGTTTAATTTACAGTGTTTAATTACTTGCGTCCAGTTCTGCGAGACACCTATATTTTCAAACCTGGTGTAAGAAGAACCGTACGTCTGGCATAACTCTTTTAACTTTATAGTATTCTTTTGCCTTGCTGTATTTAAGTCAGTAGGTATCTCGTCGCCCTTTAAAAGAGGAAACCCCAGGTCGCAAATAATATGCTTGAAGTCGATTGATTTATTCTGCTCGTGAATCAATTTGGTTGTCTTTGCTACCTCAGAGGGAAGGTTAAAGGCAAGCGTGTGAACATAGATTTTCATAGGTTTGAATTTTCCTTTAGTGTTATAATCAACAAACTTCTGGCAGAGCGACGCCGCCACTGGTGAGGCTGAACATACCCACATCTCGGCTGAATACCTGTCGGAGAGATTAAGCGTCAACGGTGATTTTAATTTCTTTATATAAGCGCTCTTGAACCAGAAGAAATTACCAGAGTAGTGTTGTCTATAAGCTGGAGGCCGACTACCGTCAATCAGCTTGACCCCGCAAGTGTCATAACTACCGTTTACTTTAGTGAAGGCATCTCTCCAACGTGTTATGTTATAATAGTTCATGTAATCACGCCAATGTGCGCCTCCTTCATGACCGGGCCAACTCACGCCTTTAGTGTGGAAGTAAACACCGATGAAATGATTATCCTTCTGGCTTTTCTGGTACAGGTATTCGAGCGTCTGAAACTCGTAACACTTTATGTCCTCATAATGGACTTTCAGAACGGGTTTGCTGTACCTTGCCAGGAATTTCTTTAGCGAGTTTAAATCACTGCCAACACTTCCGATATATATCTGGTCTGCCCTGTCATAAAGTCCGGAGCGTACCATCAGTTGAAACTGCTCGGCGAGTACCTCGAGCCAGTTATTAATCAAACAAACATGAATGAAAACTTTAACTTGCATACTCTTTCAGTTGTTTTCTTAATCTATGGATTCTTACTTTTATTGTCTGCTCGTTCTGGTTTTGTTTCTCTGCTATCTCTTTGTACATGTAGCCTTCTAAATGCAATAGAAAAGTATCTTTGAACTTCATCGAATTGATCTTCTCCATGCACTCCGATAGTGTCATGTAAACCTCCGGTGAAGGGTACTTCTGCATCCAGTTTTCAAACATCACGCTGTCACATATCCGTATAGTCTTGAAACTTCGCTGGTGTCTTTGTCGTGATATATATAAATTTCTCATTATCGTTCTTAGCCACGCTTTTGTATTCGAGTGTTTAACCTCGGCTGATAACGCTCTTAAATAAGTCTCTTGTAACAAGTCCTCGGCGTCCTGCTTATTCCTGCACAAGTGAAGAGCATACAAGTAGAGTTTATGTACGTGAGCTAACATATTTATTCACTTCATCCTGCATCCTTGCCACTTCGGAAAGGTTGTTATTGTTCTGTTCCTTCAGGACATTAACTTCAAACTTTAATTCACCTATCCACTTGTAGAGTTTATTGTTCTCGTCGATAGTTTCGTTCAATAGTCTTTTTAGTTTACGTTTTTTCATTGTTAGAATTTTTGACCGTTATATTCTAAAGTGTTAAAATCTCCTTGATAGATCACTTCTGTTTTCGTGAGATCCACGTTTGGCATCGTCAGTTTTTTCTTGTCTGCAAGTTTCCATCCCGATAGCGAGTGATACGACAGCAGTTCTTTATTGCAGAACCCGAGAGCGAACACGTGAGGATAGCTAAAGACATGACGTGTAAGTACAAACCCGAACCCGTCAGACGAACACAGATTCCCTGTGCATAGTGTTATCGTGGGTCTATCATCTACCTTTATGGTTCTTAAAAAGGCAGTCATGTAAGCCACTATCTTGTTATCGTGATAATAAATGAAATGCCTTTCATCCGCCGGACTTACAAGTATCCACGTGAAATGATCCTGAACTGAATACCTCGGCCATGCCAGGGATTTAAATCCTGCAATCTCGTACACGAGTCCAATCGTTAATTCACCTGTTAGATATTTTTCTACCATCCCGAGTTGATTATTTTACAGATTTTAATTACATCTTTTATTGACATTTTGTTATGAAGTGGCAATACCAGATATTTATCTTCGAGTTCATTCATCACGGGAAGATCAAGCCTCTTACCACCGAAAATAGAATACATGTCATTGCGGAAATGGATAGCCCCGGATTCAATTTTATTCTCTCTTAACTTGCGTTGCAGATCCTCACGTCTATCGACAAGAATCGTCGCTAACCATGTTGAATTAAATGCCCCAGAACAGAGATAAGCCTTATCGGGGTCAATGTTCCTGTCATAAGTTGTAAATAATTCACTACTTTTTAATAATATTTTCTTAACGTGTTTCAATCCTGCCAAACCCAAAGAAGCGTCTATATCTGTCATCTGGTACTTGTAGCCTATTTCAGTTATATCGTTTTCCCATATCCCGTTTTGCTTGGCTTCCCTGTCTATCCCAAACCATCTGAGGCGCTTTGCCTTCTTTGCTTCTTCTTCTGTTTTTACAACAAGCATCCCCCCGTCGCCTGTTGTCAGGTGCTTAATTGCCTGGAAGGAGTAGCATAAATAATCCCTACACTCGTTACGTTGTAGTCTCTGGGCGCTGTCCTGTATTAGCGGCAACCCGAAGTCCTTTAATTCTCCAATATTGCATTTTATCCCGCCGTAATGAACACAGACAATCGCCTTGGTCTTTTTGGTTATTAGAGTTCTAACGTGGTCTGGATTTATAACCAGGTCTTTGGTTATGTCAGCGAACACTACTTTAGCACCCATGTAAAGCAACGGGATAGTTGTAGCGGTACAGGTGAATACCGGAGCGATCACTTCGTCACCTGGTTTAATCCCTGCAAGTATATAAGCTAAATGTAGTGCTGACGTGCCAGAGTTAACGGCGACAGGGTAAGCGTCAGGACAAAACTTCTCTTTGAATTTCTGCTCGAACTCGTCAACTCTCGGCCCTTGACCAATCCACCGTGAGCGCAGGGTTTTTGATACTTTTTTTATCGCCCCTTTTGGAACATTAGGGTAGAATAAAACTATCCCTTCATTCTCGTTCATTATCTTAGGATCGTTTCTTCTTGAAGCCTGTTTCATTAGATTCAGTAATTTTTACTGGTACTTTATAAGGTTCTAAATATTTTCTGCAATGTTCTTTTATCCCCTCGGTTCTGCCTTTTACTTTAGCACATACGACCTGACCTAACAGGTAGTTCTTTTCTCCATAGACGGTGACATCCTCGACACCTTCCAGTTGCATAATAACCTCTTCGACTTCTTGTGGCTGAACCTTGCTTCCGGCGACGTTTATTAGTTCGCTTTCCCTTCCGATGATTCTATAATACTGATCATTTAAATCAACACTTGTTTCAACCTTATCGCCCGTTCTAAAATATCCGTCTGATGTAAAGGGAGATGGCGCATTGAGATAACCAACCATTGCTGTATCTATTTTAATTTCGAGCATCCCTTTAACGACCCTGCAATGCTCGCCAATTTGCATCCATGTTGAATTGCCTTTACTTTTTGTACGCAGAACTCCTATCTCGCTTAGCCCGTAGGTTTGTTTAAACCTTGCATCCGGGAAGGCTTTTATTAACCTGTCAAGAACCGTCTGGCTCATCGACTCTGCACCGTAGGTGATTAGCTTTAAACTTTTAAGATTGTATTTCTTGTAATATTCCCCGGCGAGTAATAGCTTTAAAAAAGTGGGTGTTGCCGGAAGTAACTCTACCTTGTAATCCTGAATAAGTCTGCAGATATAATCGGGATCTCTTCTTTGTGGGACAATCAAACAACCGTCATTCAGTAAGGTGTGCATCATCGTGTTTATTCCTCCCATGTGGTCAAGAGGAAAAAAGGCGATAGTCCGTAGTGCGGGGCGTTTTGTCTTGTAGCGACTCATCAGCTTGTTCCAGTCATGAACGATGCCTTTAGGCTCTCCCGTAGTGCCTGAAGTGAATATTACAAGCGTTGGTTTATTTTTGCGTTTGTCAAGCATTATCTCTTTATTCGAGGAATAACATAATGGTCAAAATATATTAAAATCCCGCCTCCTTGCAATGTGTACGATTGCCCTATTTCTTTCTGGCAGAGTAGCTGAATAGACCAGCTTCCTCTTTTTTGGAGTTTACCATAGTTCCAATATGAATGGGAAACGAAAGCAAGTTTGTATCTTGGTCTTATCACGAAGGTTCTCTCGATTAACCAAAGGATTAATATTATTTGCAATAAATCTAAATTCATAACTCAATCTACCTCCTTACATTCTAAGGTTATTAGTTCGTAGTTGTCAAAATTGTTATTGGGATACATTTCCTTAATATCTTCAAATGTCGTATCCATTATCATGGGGAGCGGAAGTGTTCTGATCCAAAAGTCATCTCTGGGATCACTCTGACAAATATAAACCCATTCCTTCGTGTCTTTTCTTCTAAGTGCTTTGAATTTCATAGTTCGATTATCTGCCCCGTTATATCTGAATTGATAATGTCTTTAATCGTACCATGGATCTCTTCAAACGACGTTCTCGGCATCCAAAAAGGAGCGTTCTTTGATAGTTCGGTATCCACCACGCCGAGCCTGAGACAATTAACCGTTACAGTCGATGGCAGTTCTTTTGCCATGACAAGAGTAAGGGCTTCCACCGCCGCCTTAGAGGCAACGTAAACCGCCTCGCCCTGTAGTGACATCTTGACGGCTATCGTCGAGAAGTTAATTATCCTTCCATGGCCCTTTCTTATCATTCCTTTGGCGGCTTCACGTGAACAATAGAAAGTACCTAAAAAGTTAGTTTCGATTATCTGCTTAGCCTTTTCACCAGTGGTTAATAAAACATGGTTCATCGATGCTATCCCGGCGTTGTTAATTAGAATGTCTATTCCGGGTGAATGATGAAACAGGTTTAACACTTCTGCCTCGTTGCCTATGTTAAAGTCTTTTCTACTGCAACCGCTAACAAGATATTCAGGGAAATTGTCAAATAAATATTTCCCTATTCCCCTGCTTGTCCCGGTGATGAGCATTACTTTCATAGACTCTCGCAGTATTCAATTAAAGTTCCAACCGTGAGAAATGGTGAACTCATCCGGCTCATTGCCCTGTCATCGGCTATCGTCTTGTTAATCTTTCCCTCGATGCTCACGAGTAGATGAACAAGCGTGATACTGTCGATATTACCGACTAAAGGCGTGCTAACGTCTTTTTTAATGTTTACTTTGAGGCTGTCGTTTACCTCGTCGATTGAAGAAAAAACAATGTCTTTCATCGTGGCGGTTTATTTAATATTACTTCATCGTAAAACTTCCTGCACCATCCATAATACTCTTTCGTCAGGTCAAGAAAATACAAGTCCTCTTCTCTTAGCGTTTCTTTTGTCATGTACCAATCCAAGTGCTTTCCTGTATAAGGTCTGTCTGCTCTTAGTGCGCTGTACCAGTGTGCTTTCTTCTCCCTGTCGTGAAGCGTGCAACCAATATCAATCCATGCTTTATGAAACCCGAAAGGTGTCATATTGCCCCAAAATGCTTTCTCGTGATTGATAGCTTGTCTTGTTACTATGTTATCCGGTAGGTCGTTTATCTCGAAAGAGAGTCCCACTTTCCAAATCTCGGGGTCGGACTTCTCCAGTCCTTTCATCAGGTGTTCAGGGAAGTCTTTCGGGACTGTGCTTATGCTTATGTCTGAATCGCACAGGAAATAAAACCTATCGGTGTATTTCTTACAAAGGTCTGTTTTATCATAAGCCCACGGCCCACGGTTAGAATCCATTTTTTCTATCTTGTAAGGGCAGTTCTTTAGCCACTCTACACACGGCGGGAAGGTAGAATCATTGTCTATGATGATAACCTCCAGCCCTGCATCGGTTAAATCCTTACACAAGGGAACAGCCCAGGAAAAGCGGTTAAATATGGTCACAAAACATTTAGTCATTGTAATCCGATTTAAAGGTCTTGTTATACACCCACGTCCAGCCGTGATGAGCCTTGCCCCTTTGCTTGAAGAAATAAAGATCCTCGTCCCTTAAATTCTCGGGCGTTAAATACCAGTCAAGATGTTTACAAGTGTACGGTCTTGTAGTTCTCAGCCCTGCATACCAGTTATCGCCAAGACCGCAACCAGAACGACGACTCCTATCATAGACGGCTATTCCTATGTCGATGTCTGCACGATAAAAACCTGGCATGATCTCGAAGTTCCAAAAACCTTGTTCCGCTTTAATTACCTCGTCGGTGTAATTATTCTTTGGCAGATCACTAATCTCTACACTTAGTCCAACCTTCCAGACACCACCCACGTTATAAGTCTGTAATCCTTTCATCAGTAACTCGGGGAAATCTGACGGCACTTGCGATATGTCATAATCCGAGTCAGAGAACATCACGTATCTATCGGTATGTTCTTTCCACAGGTCGGAAGTAAAGAAAGCCCACGGGCCATAGTTTTTGTTCATCCGTATAACTTTATAAGGGCACTTGCTTAACCATTCGACACAAGGTTCATAAGTAGATTTATTGTCTATCAGTACAGGCTCTAATCCTGCCTTAACGAAGTCCTCGCAGAGCTTTATTAGCCAAGAGTAGCGATTCCAAACGGTGATAAATACTTTCATCTTCTCTTTAATTTTTTAATCACGTACCTCGTAAGCATGTAGGTTGCTACTGTCGTTGCCATGCCTATTAGTGCCGCCCTATCTCTCTGCTTGCAAGTAAGCATGTAGTTAGGACTGTAATAATTTGCCTTGTATTGTTCGACGGTTATAAAGGTTGCTACCAGAACACAACTGCTTGTCAGTGCCTCCGGTTTTGGCTGTGCTGAAACTTTAATACAGGTAGCGAGTAATATGATTAAGAGTAGTTTCATTTCAGACAGTTATCATTTTGCCATTTCATTCTTCTTGCAGCAGTAATACCTTCGATAGTTATTACTTCAGGCAGTTTAGTGTCCACGGCTTGTTTTCTGAGTACATGAACGAAATTCCCGGGCAGGGTTTTACTTACCTTGCAGACATATTCGCCATGCACTCTGAAGCGCAGATCATAAAGCCTGTTATTAACTTCTTTAGCGGGGAATCCGTCATGTATAATCACGTTCTCGTGCAGTGGTTTTCCAAGAGGCAGACATTCAAAATCATGGTCTGTCTGGTCGTCAAGCGAAATAGCGCTCTCGAGGATAAACGAAACAAACGGTTTTAACACTACATCATGGTCGTTGTTCCAGATTGTTCTTGGATTGCACCAGCTATGCCCTGATAAGTGGCACGAGTAATCCTTCACGTTAAAGCTCTCTACTATCCAGCCATTCTTCTCTGCATCTGCCATCGAAGCCCAGCAAGGAGCGCCATGATTACAGAACGGTCTTACCTGAATGTACATCGAGCGGTTAACGATAGCACAAGAGGGGTGAGCGTATCTTAAAACATCAGTATCATCGAAGGGTACACCACACGCCTCGTTCTTTCTGCTCACGATCATCGTTGCCCCGGTAGCAAACACACCCGGTTGCATCTGCTCTAACATTCCCTCGACAAGTCCGGGGCGGTGAATCATCGAATCGTTATCAAGTAGCATCACCAAGTTTGTTCTCACGTGATACCGGATAGCATCGTTCATCATGTCGCCGTGTGAGTTCTCGCCGCCCCTGTGCCAGACTTTAACGTGCTTATACTTCAGGCTCATGTAATCAAGATAAAGGCTCGAGTCCTGGTCGGTAGGCGCTCCATTAACAACCAGTACCCGTATGTCAGGGTAGAACCTTAGAAGAGATTCCAGACATAACTGAATCGTCATTCTCGGCGAGTACTGCGGGGGGTCGCTTCGTGCCTTGCCCGTGCAGATAACCACTGTTAAATCTTCCGGGTAAGCATCATCAGGTTCGCTCCACGTTGCCCTTATCATGTGTGATGCCCTGTTATCTGCAAATAGTCTGTCGTATGTAGGTTGATCCATGCTAAATTATTTAAGGTTGAGCGCCATGAGCGCCGATATAAATTGAACAAAGCATTATGACTATACAAGCGAAAATACATAGACCTGTCTTTGTCCCATCTTCTGACTCTCCCACCGTCACTCCTATGTAAATGGTTGCGATTAATATTAAAAGTAGTGCAAGTATCATGGTGTTTAAAAATAGTTTCTCTTTCTTGTTGTTGTCTGAACATTGTATCTAAGACCGGAAAGCAAGTGATTGAACCCGGCAATGGGTATGCCCGCCTTCTTGTCACTCCATATATAATTTGATAGCTCCTTAACCAGGTTCAAAGAGTTCTCATCTATAATCAATTCATAATCCTGAACTAATCTAATGCCTTCTAAAACGCTACCTGAATACTTCTCTACTCCACGTATGTTAAAACCCGCTTGCCTGAGTTCTGCTATTAATCGTGGATCTTCCGAGTCTGCAATAATCAGTTCGTTTGGCTTGGCGTGAAGTCCGACGTTGCGCTTTAAATCTGCTATCTGCTGGTTATTCTTGTAGAAACATTCCTTGACGTAGATTTCCTTCTGCTTGTGGTTAATAGCCACTTTAACCATCGCGTCAGGATCAGGATGATAGCCAAAGTCAAGCCCGAAACTGTAAGGAAGTGAAGTATCAAACTCCCCGAAATGCCAGTTCGTGTAGATAGCGCCCTCGAGCCTTCCAAGTTCACCAAGCCCATAAACTCTCCACCAGTTCTCGAATCCTGACTTGTCTTTTTTGAGAAGTATGTTTGATTTCTCGTTATCTGAAAGGAATGGATTGTCAATAAACGAACTCTTGATTAGGACATGCGGGAAGTTTGGCAGTACCATTTCATGTAACCAAAATTCGCAGTCCGGGTTAAAATCCAAAAAGGTTATCTGTGAACGTGAAAATAGCTGGTCGAATACCTCGTAACTTACCTTGCGGTTACATTCGTTGATATACAGAATGTCTCTTCTTGGCCCGTGTGCCATTGCAAGGTTACCTTCAATCCCGTAACAGTTAACTTCTGACTTGCCTATCCTGTAAACAGGTTGCATCGGTGAAGATTTAACAAGGCCGGGATTCTCTCCAAACGAGGTAATGATATTATCGAAGTCAGCGATAACGCCCTGTTTTAAATGTGGCAGGGCATATGAACAAAGAGTTGCTTTAAGTGGTTTTGCAGATCCTTTCAACGAGTTGTATATGACTTGAAGTATTGAATAAGTTTTGCTTGATCCCTGACCCCCTTGATTTATTATTAGCCTCGGCCCAGTTCCTTTTACTGCATCCATGTATGCTTGCCCGGTTCTCCTGAATACATTAGTCAGCTTTACTTCCTGCTGTTCCATTCCTGAGTTGTTTCAGCATATCGGCCGTGGCGTTCTCGTCAACTATCACGTTCAGGTTTATCTTTTCCCCGCCCGTGGTGTGGTCAATTTCCTGCCTGTCAGTCCAGCGATAATTGCTCTTTAAATTCATGATAGCGAGCGAATCTTTTATCTTTCCTTTTTTACCGTTCGCAAAACAATTAGCCTCGAGGTTTCCTTTTACCTGTCGGAGTTTACCGGTAAGATCGGGATATGTTTTAATCAGATAGTCAAAAACATCCCTGTAACTATCGAGATCACGTGCCACTTCACCGAGAAAATCATAATCTGTATTTTTTGATAGTTCGAGCGCCTTGTCGAGAAAATCACGGGCTTCTTTGATACTCCATTTCTCAGCGTTCTTATTTCCTTTTGGTGCAGACATTACTTTGTTTTTCTTTTCCTCTTCCGCCCTGCATCGCTTTGAATTTTGCCTGACTTTGAATTACCAGGTTGCTGGTCATGCAGGGGAGAAGAGAGTACCATGAATCTATTTCTGTCGAATAGTCTTACAAAGGTTACATCATCAGGAAGGGAAAAGCAAATATTTTCAATCAACTTTATCAACAATAATAAACGAGTTATCAACTGAAATCAACTTGAACCATTTCAACAATCTTATTCTTCTTGATATTCCGCTCGAGTTCGTCATTGATAAGCACCTTGTAAAGTGTTTTTAAATCTTCGGTTATCCGGCAATGAATCGTGTTGGTGGTTGTATCACCATTCACTAAATATGTTATTCTGTGCATTATTTAAGAGATTTAAAGAGCAATATATTTAAAACCACTCCAGGCGGTACTGAAAAGAAAAATCCGCAAAGCCACCGGGGATTAAGCGTTATCATGGCTATTATTCCGGGGGCAAGCATTAAAGCCCAGTAGAGAAGCGACAAGAACACGAAAATGAAATAATCAATAAAGATTTGCATAGTCTTTATTTAAGTTTGGTTAATATTACGTTTATCCCATTCACTCCCTATTAGTCCCCTCAAATCTTCTCTTGCGTCATTAAGATCATAGTCTCCGTTAAGGACATCTACGAAATAGGATTTAACCCATTTTCCCCAAAGACTCAAATCGCCTTCAGTGAATTTTATATCCATGTTATTTAAGTTTGGTTAACACGTATTCAATGCCCGCCTGCATACCAGCATCAATATCTACATCACCACGATACGGGGCGTTATTTATTAGCTCTTCCTCGTCTATCTCAACGGGTTCGAGCCAAAAGGCGAAAGTATTTACCCATAGTTCCTTGTCGCTATCGTTGTCGTTATCATACCAATCGTATAT